TGTTTCTCCTTGTTAATTGTTCGTATTATATTCGCACTATTTTCACTATCTAATATATATCCTAATGATATATTTACAATAGCTAAATGATATAAATCTATACAGGAGATATGAAAGTGGCAGAAAACCAGGAAGAATTGGTATCACTTTTTGTGAGGATACCTATCCCATTGAGGGATGAATTCAACAAGATCTGTAAAAGTAAACGCAGATCCCAGGCAAGTATGATCCAGGAGCTGTTGGAAAATTTTGTTGATGGATACAACAAAGCATTGGATCCACCGGCAACAACTAACCTGGACCAGGCCTTACGATCTGTGAGGATCAATGAAAAGTAAATACAACAATAAGAAAGTAAAGTTAGATGGAGTTATCTTTGATAGCAAATCTGAGGCTGCCTATTATTGGTCACATCTAAAACCAAGGTTGGAACAGGGCGAGATCTCGCAGCTAGAGTTCCATCCTAAAATCAAATGCGAAATTAATGGGAGGCACATATGTTATTACAACGCAGACTTTCGTTACCTAGATCTAAACCAGGAAGGACCACTAAATCAGAAAGGCTGTTATGTCCTGGTGGAAGTGAAGGGATACAAGACAGAAACTTACAGGCTAAAAATAAAACTAGTCGCAGCTCTGCATCCGGCATTGAAAATCTTAGTGATCTCAAGCAAGGAGTTAAGGTCAGAGATATCGTTGTTACCACCGGACAGTTTACAGGAATAACACCGGATCAGATCTTGTCTGAACGCAGAGAACCTACCTGGGTAGAGGCTAGGCATATTGTTTGTTTCTTATCTGTGCAGCTAACAGGTTATTCATATCCAAAGATAGGGCACATCCTGTCCAGGGATCACACTACAATTATTTATGGTAATAAAAAGATACAAGAAAAAATTAAAACAGATCCGGAGCTCAGAGATCTTGTTGGAAGAATAGTAGATTATCTTAATGGAAAAAAGTGATTTAACTCCGGATCCTGTAAGAGATCCACCGGTAGGTAAATACCAATGTCCAGGAGGCCATATGATATTACCGGCCAGGGCATATGGAGATACCAGGTTCAATCAGTATCCTATGACCTTTAGATGTTTTGCTATTTGTTGTGCTCACGCAAACTCCTGGACCGGAGTGTTCTTTGTAAACCAGGCTACCATATCTAGAATACTAGGCAGCAGCCAACAAGCTATCTCTCAGCATATGACCAGGTTAAAGAAATATGGTTACCTGGAGAAACTACGCAATGCAGATATCAGAAGAAAGTATGGAAGGAAGGGAGCTCTGTGGAGAGTGATCTACGATCCAAGGATGAGCTACCAGGATGCCATTGTTAAACAACCGGCAAAGGATAGGGATCCCAAGTTAGAGAGTGAGATAGCAGAGAATACTATGGCAATGGTACATCAAGATACATATAAATCTAAAAGGAAGAAGGCCAAGGATCCTGTGGATAACTCTGATGTAAACAAGGTGGAGGTTGTACAAGCTACAGCTAGTAATGAGAGTATTAACAAGGTGGACCTTAAAAAGGAATACAAGGCACAGCTAGTGAATAACTCCAATGATATAACTAATAATAATACTATAGATAAAAATGAATGTAGAAGTATATGTAATTCATACAAGCAATTGATCTACGAGTTATGGGGATCTGATTGGCAATACGATCTCAGACAGTTAGCAATTGCAGAGGATCTACTAAAGATAGGTTATACAAAGGAAACATTCCTGGCTGATGCAAAGAAGATGCTGCAATGGAAAAGGAATAAGAGCTCTCCACCAATACAATCGCTGCAATACTTTGTATCCAGGAGGAAGAACCAGGAGAAACCAAAGGATGCACAGCAGATCATTAGTCATATGGCAAACAGGATGAGGTTAAAATAATGGAAGAGAGAATAAGATTTATACAAAACTCAAAGGAACCTATGGGATTTGTATCTGTAGGCTACACACAGAATAATTATTTATTTAGGTTAGGCCACGATCCCCCCTTTGGGCCTCTGTGTATATTGTGGGTAAAGCACAAAAATTTTTTCCCATATTCATCAGAACGAAAAACAAGGAGTTAATATGAAAAAAGTATATGATGTATCCCAGGCCAAAGACATTGAAGGCCAGGAAAAACCAAAGTGGTTGAATTGTGGTGTTGCCTTTGTAGAGGAAGGTAAGAAAACCAGGATCAAGTTAGAGGTAATGCCATTGCCGGATAACAAAGGCGAGGTATGGCTAACCTTGTTTCCTAAAAAACCAAAAGACAACGATCCTCTATAGTGGTAGTGTAAGGTATGACAAATAGAGTAATACCACCTGTGGGTAGATTTGGAGGGATAGGAGATCTTCAAAAGAGATTAAGAGGATCTCAGATCATCTATGATAATAGGGATGACCTTGCCAAGGTTATGCTCCAAATTGCCTCTGCGAAGATCACAGATATCGTTACCTGGGAAAATGGTACAACACACCTCAAAGATGTTAAAGACATCTCTGAGGGTGCTCTAAACTCCATTAAGAAGGTAAAAATCACTCCTACTAAGAATGGCGATATAATTGAAATTGATATGGTAGATAAAGTTAGGATTATGCAGCTCCTGGCTAAATCTTCCGGATTATTGGACCAGGAGAAGGATGGAGAAAAACCGGCTGTAGTCAGCATTGAAATGGTTATGCCGGAAGAAAGGAAAGCAAATGATACAGAAGAAAATAAAAACACTATGGAACAACTTGGCTCCAATCCAGGGAAAGTACATAGCAAAGGCAAAAGATCAAAACAAAGATCTTAAAATAGTCTACCAAGACCGGCATATGATTGTCGCTAATAGTAGATTAGATAAGCCTGTAAGAATTGCCAATATTCCGGATAAGTTTACCGGATCCACAAACGAGCTCTACTACTTTGCGTGGGATCCTGTAGATCCTAGACAGAAGAGTTTGTTATGAAAAAAAAAATAATTAAATCCATAAAGGCAAACAGGTATGAAGTTCTTTGGAATTTGTACCACACAGTTATAGTAATTTTATTGGCCGGTATCTTGATAGTTGAATGGTTAGAGTATCTAAGATATCCGGCTCATTTCTTTGGAGTATAGGTAATGGACCAGGAAAAAAAAATTTTAAACACTCCATCCACTCTTAAATTTGATTTTAGTAGTGCACCAACAATAGCCTCATTCATAAATGATAAAGCATTTATAAGGGGAGTGATGGGGCCTGTTGGATCCGGAAAGAGTTATGGATGCTGTGCAGAAATTTTTAGAATGGCCCTGGCACAGAAACCTAGTCCAAGAGATGGGATAAAATATTCCAGGTTTGCAATTGTCAGAAACACTCATCCTATGTTGAGGACAACTACATTGAAAACCTGGTTGGAACTCTTGCCGGAACACTATTGGGGTAATGTGAAATATTCTCCTCCTATCACACACCACATCAAGTTACCGGCAAGAGAAGGAGCTGCCGGTGTAGATATGGAGGTTATCTTCCTGGCATTAGATGATCCTAAAGATACTAGAAAACTTTTATCTCTTGAATTAACCGGAGCCTGGATCAACGAGGCGAGGGAGCTGCCGGTCCAAATTATAGAAGGCCTATCGCATCGTGTAGGTAGATATCCTACGCAGAGTGATGGAGGGCCTAGTCAGTATGGAATAATACTTGATACGAATAGTATGGATGATGATCATTGGTACTACAGGTATGCAGAGAAAGAAAAACCAAAAGGTAAATTCTCCTGGAAATTTTTTAGACAACCACCTGGCATATTAGAGATCCCACATTCACAAGTGCCTCAAGATATGCCGGAGGCCCAGGGATATTACTTTGCTGCCGGTAGATGGTATAAGACAAATCCTAAAGCAGAAAATTTAAAAAACTTGCCGGATGGATATTACGAACAGCTCACAGCCGGTAAGCAGTTGGATTGGATCAAGTGCTATGCCCAGGCAGATTATACATTTGTTAGGGAAGGTAAATCAGTTTGGCACGAATTTGAACCACAGAGTATGATTGCAGAATTAGAACCGGATCCAAAGTATCCTGTTAATGTGGGATTAGATTTTGGATTAACTCCGGCTGCTGTGTTCTGTCAAAAAGTAAAAGATGGAAGATGGCATATTTTACACGAGCTCGTAACTTTTGATATTGGTTTAAATAGATTTGTATCAATGCTTAAATCTGAAATGGAAATGTTTTTTCCTGGTTACAAGTTTAATGTATGGGGAGATCCGGCCGGTAATCAAAGAGATCAGATTTATGAAACAACTGCCTTTCAACATCTTAATGCAAATGGGATCCTGGCAAGGCCAACAATCACTAATGAATTTAAGACCAGGAGAGAGGCCGGTGCTATTCCTATGACCAGGTTAATCAATGGTAAACCAGGTTTGTTAGTTAACAAGAGCTGCAAACAATTAATCAAAGCTCTTAATGGTGGATATCATTTTCAACGAGTGATGAAAGGATCCGGCACAGAGGTCTATAAGGATAGTCCTGTAAAAAATAATCATTCTCATATTGGGGATGCATTTGGTTATGCTCTCCTGGGAGGTGGCGAACATACAGCTATGGTAAGAAGAGGTGGCCAATTTCGTTCACAAACAAATACAAAGGTTTTAGATTTTGATGTTTTCACTTGATAATTTTAAAAAAGACTACTGCCCATTTTTAAAAGAACCGGACAAGATAGTTACTTTTGATCCTGTGCATTATCATATGTTAGATCTTAATTCATTTGATGAAGAATACAAAAAACACTTTCCGGATTATTCACATTACCTAACCGGTTATACTCAAAAAGGTTTAGCATATACAGGATTATCTGAGGGAACAATCTACGCAATCTTTGGATTTTATCAGTTGTGGAGAGGTAATGCAGAATTTTTTCTGATCCCAAGTAAACATATCAATAAAAAAGCTATGGTATTTCATAAGGTATCGTTAAAGTTTTTTGAATATGTTGCGAACATAATGCAACTAAACCGGCTACAGTTCACAGTTTGTTCAAGAAATATTCGTGCTGTGAAATGGGCGAAATCGTGTAAATTCATAGAAGAGGGTATTTTACGCAAATATGGTATCCTTGGAGATGATTATATTATGTTTGCAAAATATTATGATAAGGAGAAATAGATGGGTGGAATTTTTAGTAGACCTAGTCCTCCACCACCACCACCACCGGTAGTGGATGAGAGTTTAAGCAGACGAGAAAAAGCTGCTGAAGAACGAGAAAGAAGTGAAAGAAGGCAAATTGCCTCCAGGAGAAAAGCTCGTAGAGGTGGTGGTAAAAGATTACTTATGACAGCAGCAAGGTTTGAAAATATGGGTGGCGATCAAAATCAAGTTGGCACACAGAAAACTCTTGGTGCAGATAGAAATCCAAGAGATGTGGGATAATATTAATGGTTACCAGGCAATGGTTACGCAATCCAAAATGGAGAGAAGATGTATCACAGCAAAACAATGAAGGGGATGAAGGACAGCAACAGCAAGAAAAAAGCTCTGAAGAAAAAGATGGGGAAGAAATACGGAACCAAGAAAAAGGATCAGAGCAAGGCTAAGTCCTATGGTGGCTAAGAAACACCAAAATCCTAGTGGAGGATTAAATGCAGCCGGAAGAAAGCATTTTAAAAAAACAGAAGGATCTAATTTAAAACCTCCTGTTAAAAAAACTCCCAAGAAAGGTACTGCTGAATTTAACCGGAAGATTAAGTTTGCAGCTCGTTTTGGTGCAATGAACCATCCAATGAAGGATGATAAAGGTAGGCCAACCAGGTATGCATTGAGTTTAAAGGCCTGGGGATTTAATAGTCCGGCACAGGCAAGGGCCTTTGCAGAAAGACATAAGGCAGCATAGTTATGAGCATTAGTAAATCAGAGGAAAAAAAATTAAAGAAACACAAGCCTCATCATAGTAAAAAACATTTAAGATCAATGAGATCCCTAATGAAGAAAGGTTTGAGTTTTGGCAGAGCTCATACTAATGCAATGAAGAAAGTAGGGAAGTAGTGTTAAATCCAAAAGAAATTAAAAAAAGATATAAGATAGCTCAAGCTAGAAAAGAGCAATGGAGGACCATATACGAAGAGGCATATGAATTTTGTTTGCCAATGAGAAACCTCTACGATGGGTACTACGAGATGGATAGTACACCAGGCCAGGATAAAATGAAGAGAGTGTTTGATAGTACAGCTATGCACTCTACATCAAGATTTGCTAATAAAATTCAATCTGCCCTTTTTCCTCCCCAACAAAATTGGTGTAGGTTGATGCCAGGGGAAGATGTGCCACCGGACAATAAAGTGGAGGCACAACAAGTTTTAGATCTTTATGCAGATAAAATGTTTTCTGTTATGAGGCAATCCGGATTTGATCTTGCCCTGGGGGAGTTTCTTTTAGATCTAGCAGTAGGCACAGCCTGTATGCTAATACAACCAGGAACAGGAGATGTTCCAATCAAATATACATCAATACCACTTTATCAGATATCTTTTGATGAAGGACCGGATGGTGGTGTTGGTTATGTCTATAGAAAATTTAAAAGACCTTTTGAGGTTATAGCTCAAGAGTATCCGGATGCTACAATTCCAAAAGAAGTAGCAGACAAGTATAAAGAAAAACCACAATCAAATGTAGAGCTGCTAGAGGTATCATACAAAAAAGACAACCAGGTTTATTACTGCCTTCAAACTATGGAAGGAGATCACAAGGTTGTCAGCAGAAAACTTAAATCTATGCCTTTTGTTGTGTCTAGGTATATGACAGTAGCCGGAGAGGTTTATGGAAGAGGGCCTTGTCTGTATGCATTACCGGATATCAAATCATTAAATAAAGTTATGGAGCTCACTCTTAAAAATGCATCACTAAGTATTGGTGGTGTATTCACAGCAGTAGATGATGGTGTGCTCAATCCACAAACAATTAAGATCCAACCAGGTGCTATCATAGGTGTGTCATCTAATGGAGGAGGTAGGGGCCCTAGTCTTGCACCACTACCTAGATCCGGAGATCCACAGCTCTCAGAGATTAATGCTCAACAACTTAGGGTGGCAGTTAAAAAAGCATTGTTAGATGAAGGACTACCACCGGAAACAGGTAATCCAAGAACAGCACTAGAAATACAGGCCAGGATGAGTGACCTATCTCAGAACCTGGGATCTGCTTTTGGAAGATTGATCAATGAAACAATGTTTCCAATCGTTAGGAGAACACTACAGCTAATGGATGAAATGGGAATGATAGAGCTCCCATTAAAGATTGATGGACTACAGGTTACTATACAGCCTGTATCAGAATTAGCTATGGCAAGTAATATGAGTAAACTACAACCATTATTTCAATATATGCAAATAGCACAAGGACTAGGAGCTAGTGGAATGATGGCACTAAAGACAGATGCTATTGCTGATTATATCCTGGATCAGATGGGAGTTGATGCTAGGTTAAGAAACACACCGGAAGAGAAACAAGTATTGATGGAACAGATGCAGCAACAGGCCCAGGCTATGGGGCAGATGCAAGGAGCTCAGATGAACCAGGAAGAAGGAGCAGCTCCACCGGTTGAAGGCGAGGTACAAGGATGAGGAACCAGGCAGATAAGATCAGAGATATTAACTCTCCTGGATGGGATGGAGTTAACTCAAATGTAGAAACATTAAGAGTATCTAACAGAGAGCAAGAGCTAGGATTAGATATTTCTTTTAAAAAGACATTTGAAACAAAAGATGGTAAAAAGGTATTAGAGTATTTGAGAAAGGTCACTATAGAACAACCATCCTGGATACCTGGTGCAGAGGCATCTATAGGTTATTCTAGAGAAGGACAAAACTCAATTGTTCGTGAAATAGAGCAACGCATAAGGAGAGCAAATGAACCAAGTAAATAATAATGCTGCTGTAGAGGAAACAGTAAGTGAAGATCCTAGTATTACATCTCCTCTAACAGATAACAAAGGAGTAAGTAATGTTGAGGAAAATGAAGAAAAAAGTATCCCACATCTTGCAGAAGATGAAGATAGCAATACAGAGGATGATGAAGAGTTTGAAAGACCGGATTGGTTCCCTCAAAACTTTTGGGATAAAGATGGTCCGGACCTGGAAAAGTTCGCTGAAAGCTATAATCATCAGAGGAAACTCATCTCCCAAGGTAAACACAAAGCACCGGAAGATGGCGAGTACGAAACGATCATCCTTGAAGAAAAAGGTGTAAATCTAGAAGAGCCTATAGCTCAAACATTTTTATCCTGGGCAAAGGATCATCAGATCTCCCAGGGTGCATTTGACGATCTAGCATCTAAGGTTATGGATATTACTCAAGCTAATGTTGAGAACCAGGATGAATTAGTAGCAGATATGAAAGCAGATCTTGGACCGGATGCTGATAATATTATTAGATCTAATATTCAATGGGCAGATGGTTTAGTACGCAAAGGTATACTTTCAGAAAGTGAAAGAGAAGAACTAGATGTTATGGGAGGTACTCCGGAGGCACAAAGGATCCTTGTAAAGTTAAGAACAATGCAAGGAGATATGGCCCCTATCCCAACAGTATCATCTCCGGAAGGAGCTGAAAGCGAAATTGAATTTAAAGAGAAAATGTCTAAGGCAATGGCAGATCCTCGTTATGGTGTAGATGCAAACTATACCAGGGGGGTTGAACAGGAGTATGTTAAAAGATATAACAAATCTTGATTGCTAAACATAATTCACAAACAGAGAGCCGGTCTGACGGACCTGTAGCATTACCTGTTTAGTGTCCATCTAGGGCCGGATGTAAAACGGCCCACCAATCTCTAATTGTTACAAAATGTTACAATACTACATATTGTATTTTTTTAGTATACAAGGCACAGATTGTATGATATTTATTACATTGAATGATAACAGGCTTTTAAACTGCCATTCTGTTACAGATCAAATCTGTCAATGCATATAGGATTATGTAGAGGCAGCCCTGGATACCAGGACAACTAACCTCGCTTAAAAAACAATTGAGTAATAGGAGGTTAGTTATGACCACTCAAGCAAATCTATCTCCGGCATTTGTTCAACTGTTTGATGCAGAAGTACACCAGGCATATCAGTCTAGTGCAGTTTTGCAAGGAGCAGCGAGAACAAGAACCGGTGTAGTTGGATCTACAGTAAACTTTCCCAAGGTGGGAAAAGGACAAGCTAGTGTGAGAACACCGGCTACGGATGTGGTTCCTTTAAATACTGCATTTAGTTCTGTGTCCTGTTCGCTTACTGATTATGTAGCAGCAGAATATTCAGATATCTTTTTGCAGCAAAAAATAAACTTTGATGAACGCAGAGAATTAGCTGCTGTAGTTGGTAATGCCATAGGTAGAAGGCAAGACCAAATAATGTTAGATGCATTGTCTACAGCTAGTGCCGGATCCTCTGTGGCCAACACAGTTGTCACGACAGGCAATGCGACAGCATCAAATTTAAATGTTGGAAAAATCATTGAGGCCAAAAAGCTATTGGACAAGAAAAATGTACCGGCTCAAGGCAGACATATGATTATTCACGCAAATACTTTAGCCGGACTACTCTCAGATGAGAGGGCAGTATCAAGTGATTTTCAGACGATACAAGCCTTAGTCCAGGGAAGTGTAAACCAAATGATGGGATTTACCTTCCATATTCTAGGCGATAGGGATGAAGGAGGATTAAGTATTGATGGATCTAATGATCGTACTTGTTTCGCTTTCCACCAATCAGCTCTAGGTGTGGCAGTAGGAATAGCTCCTTCAACGGAGGTAAATTACATTGCTGAAAAAACCTCGTTCCTTGTAACGAGTAAACTTTCTATGGGATCAGTAGTTATTGATACTGATGGTCTTGTAGATGTAATTTGTAGGGAGGCTTAATTATGGCTTTTGATCGTAAACAATGGAATCCAATAGGTGGACAATCAAAGAAGGGTACAGCTCCTCAGATGTTCTCCTACACTACGACAGATAGCCAGGCAACAGTACGAGCCTCCGGCTATATGAATGATGTTGCACAGGATGTTTCTGTGGGCGATATCATATTCGTAAATGCATCTACAGGTGGAACACTTACTGCATCAATTCACACAGTTGTGAGCAATGCTAGTAATGTGGTTGACCTAAGTGATGGAACAACAATAGCTCAGACAGATACTGACTAAGCTATGATAACAACTTGGATGGCGAGGGTTTGTTTCTCTCCTCGCCATCTAAGATTTAAAAGAAAGGAATTGTATGGCAGCCGGAGATACAGATGTAAGCATAACTAATAAAGCTCTTTTGTTCCTGGGTGCAGAAACAATAACCTCTTTTGCTGATGGTACTCCACAGGCCTCAATATCTAAACAGTTATACAAAGAGGTAAAGCTATCCACATTAGGTATGTATCGTTGGAGTTTTACTATAGCTAAACAACAATTAGCTAGAGATACAGTTACACCAAATTCTGAATGGACCTACCAATACTTGTTACCTAACGATATGGTAACCGGTGTGCCGGAGGCTGTTAGAACTACAGCTACTCCAGGAGGAGCTCTTCTACAAAATTGGGAAATAAATCAGAGCTCAACAGGTGGAGCTGTCTTAATGACAGAGAGCACAGAGATCCATATAGATTATCAAAAAGTAATTAGTGAAGGATCAATGCCTACATATTTTGTTACTTTACTAGCATATCAATTAGCCTGGCATATGGCAGAGGCAATCACAGATCAAACAACCAAAGCTGAATATTGGCGAACAGTTGCATTAGGTACAGCTACAGAAAATTTGCGTGGTGGATTTTTTAGACAGGCTTGTGCGATTGATAGTGGGGGGCAGACACCTGGTGTTATTGGGGATTATCTGCTTACTGATGTGAGATGAGTAGAGTACAACAATACCAGGCATCATTTACTGTTGGAGAGATAGATCCTTTACTTAGAGGTAGAGTAGATCTACAGCAATACTACTCAAGTGTATCAGAGGCTACTAATGTTATCTTTGAGCCACAAGGTGGTTTTAGTCGTAGACCAGGACTAAAGTTTATCCAGGATATTACAGCAGACAATCCACAGAATGGACATATGCTGATACCATTTGAATTTAGTACATCATCTAATTTTATGGTGGTTGCATCAGCTACTATAACCAATCAGCCTAATGCAAAAATTAGATTTAGGATCTACAAAAACCAACAACTAATTACCAACATTAATGGACAAGGAGTTGATTATCTAGATTATGGTGTAGGCACATTATACAACACAACAGATTTTGATATTAATAAATTATACTATACGCAAAGTGCAGATACAGTTATTTGTACACACGAAAATTTTAGACCATTTAGTTTGGTGCGTGGTGCAACAGATCAAGATTGGTCAGCTACATCCCTAGCCGGATCCTTAACAATACCTAAACACGCATTTACTATTGTAACAACTAGACCGGCTACAACAATTACACCGGATAAAGTAGATGGTACAGTAACAATAACAGCCGGATCTAGTATCTTTACAAGTGCAGATATAGATCAATTCATTGAGGTAGATGACGGATTTGGTAGATTAAGAATAACTCAGTTTATATCCGGTACTGAGGTTAAAGGAATAACTGAGGTTCCATTTTTTGATACATCAGCAGTAGCAAGTAATACATATATTATTGAAAGAGGTTATGAGGATGCCTGGAGTGATAGTAGAGGTTGGACTAAGACAGCTACATTCCACGAAGGTAGATTATATTTTGGTGGATCTGCATCCCTTCCATCAACTCTATTTGGATCTAAGGTAAATGATTTTTTTAATTTCAAAGCATCAGAAGGTTTAGATGATGATGCATTGAAAGTTACTTTGGCTACTGACCAAGTTAACTCAATTACAGCTCTCAGATCCGGAAGAGATCTCCAGGTGTTTACCACCGGCTCAGAGTTTTTTGTGCCCCAGGGAGATCTAGATCCTATTACACCAAGTAACATTGTTATTAAATCAGCAACCAAAAGAGGAGCTAAACCAAACATAAGGCCCCAGGCTGCTGAAGGTGGAACACTATTTATTCAGCGACAAGGTAAAAGTATTAGAGAGCTGCTGTTCTCTGATGTTGAATTATCTTATGTGGCAAACAACATATCTCTCCTGGCATCACATCTAATTGTAGATCCAAAGAGATTAGCTCTTAGAAGGGCCACAGATACTACTGAGGGCGATTTACTTATGGTCCTTAATGGAACAGACAGCTCCGGCTATAGAGCTGCCTCTACGAGCTCTGTAGGTGGTATAGCTGCCTATATGCTAAACAAAGGACAGAACATTGTAGCACCATCTTTATTGGTTACGGATGGTATCTTTACTGATGTATCAGTAGATCTAGATGACATATTCGTTGTTGTTAAAAGAAACATAGGTGGATCTGATAAATATTTTGTAGAGGTGTTTGATGATGATTTTACTACAGATAGTGGATCTCAAATAGTATCCGGCTTTTCCGGTACAACATATTCCGGATACTCACATTTAAATGGCAAGACAGTAGATATAATCAGAGATGATATTATAGATCCCCAGGTATCAGTAGCCGGTGGTAACATTACAGTAGGAGATGTTCCAACCAATTATGTTGAGGCCGGTTTACCATTTACTATAAATGTAACAACCAATCCTGTTGAAACAAGATTACCATCCGGAATAGTGCAAGGACAAAAGAAAAGAATTTTAGAGGTATCTCCTGTTCTATATAAAACTCAAAACATAACTATTAATGGAAGGCAGATCCCTCTAAAGACATTACCGGTATCCGGAGTTGGAGGTGTTACTGCATTTACCGGAGTAAAGAAAACACCAGGCTTTCTTGGTTTTGAACGAGAGGCAAAGATAACAATTAGCCAGGACCAACCTGTATTCTTAACTGTACTTAGTTTGGATTACAAAGTGTCTGTAGGTCAGTAGGAGGTAGTATGAGTGGAGTAGAGATAGCATTAATTGGTGCAGCAATTGGTGGTACATTTTTAGAATACCAAGCAATCAAAGATGAGGGCAAGGCTCAAGCTGATTTGCTTAGAGCTCAAGGCCAGGCTGCTGTTGTGCAAGGAAGAAAGGATGCATTAAATTTTAAAGAAGAAGGTATCCAAGTTTTAAAACAAATAAATATGAATATGGCATTGATTAATGCAAAAGGTGGGGCCGGAAACTTTGATCCATTATCTACCGGAGATACCGGAGATATTCTTATGGGATATAATCTTAGAGAAGGTGTTAATGATTTTACTATAGCCAGGGATAACTCAACCATTGCAGAGCAAATGGGTAGATATGAACAGGCAAGTTATAATGTGGCAGCAGAGAATACTATTAAGGCAGCTAACAAAAGAGCTACTGCCGGTGTTCTTACCAAGGTAGCTACTGCCGGTATGACATATGGACCAAGTGCATTTCCTAAAGCATTTCCTACATTTAGCAAAACAAGTGATATTGCAGCTAAAGAAAACATAGAGTTTGTAAAGATAGATCCGGAAACAGGATTAAACATCTATGAGTTTAATTACAAAGGAGATCCGGATCGTTACCAGGGAGTTATAGCTCAAGAGGTAGAACGAAGATTTCCGGATGCAGTAGATAAATCTGAAGATCTAATGAAAGTCTTTTACGACAAACTCAACATAGAATTTAAAAAGGTGTAAGAGTTTATGGCAGAGCTCCCACGATATAGACGAAGGATTACCAGGTTAGAAATACCTACACCTAGTTTTGCTGCTGAAAAAAGCATAGTCAGATATCAACAGCAGATCGCATCAGATCTAGCCTCAATGAACAAGTTTGTTTTTGAGAGCCTCCAGGGAGTGGCAAAAGAAAGAGCTAAAGTATATGGAGTAGAACAAGCTCCGGATATGGAACAGCTAGAAACAATCTACAATTGGAATAAAGAGATTGATAAAGCTAGAGCTATACCGGAGGATCAAAGAACAGATGATAACCAGGCAGTAGCTGAACGAAAAAAGAAAACACTAAGTGGTCCTGGGGATAGCTACAGTATATTTGGCACAACAGCTAATGAATATTTCTTAGCACAATCACTAGATACTATGAAGGTCTTTGGTAAAAAGAAGATCCTGGAGCTGCTACAAACAGCAGAGGTTAATGGTAAAAAGTATGCAGAAGTAAAACCACAGGTAGAGGCTATAGTTGAAGGCCTTACAGATAGTATCTCAGAACAAGATGTAAGGTTAGCTAAATCTTTAAATGCAGATCTAGGTTTGTTTGGTTACACGCAGCTCAATGCCTTTATGGATACTGAGATTGCCAATACAAAAAAACAAAAAAAACTTTTGTTTGCAGCATCTAAAGAAATATTTTTTAGCAATCTAGATAAAAATATTATGTATGAAGGTGGTGGAGATATACTACAAGATCCAAATATTCCACCGGAGATTAAATCAAATGGAGAGGTTGCAGCCAAACATTTTAGATCTAAGAAATATTATGATCTTGTCTTTCAAGAGTTTTTAGAGTTAGCAATACAGAACGAGGTAGATGTATCTAATATAGATGGTCTGCGTAAAGAGTTTAATGAGAATATATATAGCTCAAGTTTAACTGTCCTTAATTCAGCATTACTTACAAATAAAAAACCGGATGATCTGTACAAGAATACACAAGCTGCTGTTGGTGTTCTTATCAAACTCAAAGATAAGGACAAAGGTACATATAGTGCTAGTAGTGAGGCTGACAGAGAAATATTAAACAGGTTACCTAAAAAAGTAATGAACGCATTAATTACTATGGATGAAACTCAGATGCTAAATGCCCTGGGAAAAATGAGAGAATTTAATATTGATAATGACAAGTACATTATTGAGAGAGATGAACAAGCTGTAAAGATGAGAAATATAGATATAGACAGAACACAAATGCAATTTGGTTTAACTATGTCACAACTGTTACCTAATAGTGATAATAAAGATATTGTTGTTGCATTACTTACATCATTAAACGCAGAGATCCTTCAGCTAGATAGTAGTCCGGATAGCCAATACTTTAAAAACCTGGATATCATAGAAAAAATTCGTGCCGGTGTTAACTTTAGAGTTACAAAGGAGATGATAGATTTTTCTGTAAAATATCACAACGACAGTAACGCAGACAATCCTAAATATACTACATATGATGTAGCAAAAGATTTTGCTAATGGGATGTTAAGTTTTGATGATTTACAAAAATTTACTAAAATCTATGGAACAATCCAGGATCAAGATCTAAAAGCTGCGTTAGATTATGCTAAAACAAAAATGAACATACCGGATGTTACTTTGTTTAATGGCAGTAATCTAAAAGAAACAAACTACAAAATGTTTACTGTATATAAAGGATTAATGATTGATGCAAAGTTAAATGCTACTGCTGATAAACCTTTTGATCCTTACAAATATAATGAAACAAATCTAAACGATTTTATAAGAGAGGAGTTAACAGGAGCTGTTAATAGTAAATATGCTGATTTAATTATTATGCAGAATAGTGGTAAGTTCGCAGCTAACGGATCACAACTACTAAGACTTATTGAACAATGTAGTGGCAAACCGGAGTTTGCTGATAGGTGTGAAGAGCTCATTGATTTTAAAGAGAAGATAATAGATTACAACAAATCTCCGGAGGGAGTAGAAAAACCGGTTACCGGATATGAAGAATTATTTAGATAAGGAATGTTATGACTAATAGTAATTTAGATGATGAGTTTTCTAAAATATATCAAGAGAACCACATTGCTGATAGTAGTGGAGAACAAGTTATCTATGTTGATAAACTAACAGGTAAATCAATTGCAGAGCCTGGTTTTCTACCATTAGAAACAGGCTATCCGGAAGGCATAGAAGTAGGATCTCCGGAGGCTATTACTTATGATATTCGTAGGATAAGGATACACGGATTTCCACAGAACTATCTTGATGCACAACATTTAGAGCAAGTAAATAAAATGAAGGAGGGATCACAGATTACAGATCCGGCTTGGATAACTGCATCAAAGATTATGTATCACTACCTGGAAACATCAGACATAACACTTGCTAAGAATATGATAGGTAACCAGGATCCGGAAACAGAGGGAGGCCAGGGCCCAAAATCAGATAAAGAATATGCAGAGTGGGGTAGAGATTGGATGGGCAGTTTCCTTAACAACATATCCTATATGAGTATTGATGCAGCTAAGATGAGTGATGCACCAATAGATGTATCTAAAGCTATGTACTATTTGCTTGAAACAGCAGATAGAGATGGTGTGCTACTAAGAAATTTCAAAAATGGATTATACTACACAGCTCAAGATGTAAGTAACTATGTTGGCCTAACAACATTAGGATTAGCACTAATACCTAAGTTTGTAGGTAAACAAGCAACCAAGAAACTTATTAAACAAACTTTATTTAAAAAGATTGTTGCCGGTAGTACATCTAAAATGGCTGCCCTGGTAGGTGTAGAAAGTGGATCATACTTTGCCCTGGAAGATGGTATCAGACAGAAAGTTAAAATGGATGCAGATCTACAGGATGAGTTTAACTATTTACAAAACTCCGGAGCATTTGCAACAGGCACAATATTTGGAAATACATTAACTAAAGGATTAGAGGTTGCAGCTCCGGTAGTTAAAAAAGGTTTTGATAAATTAGGCAATGCATTAAAAAGACCGGACATAGACACACAATCACAAACTGAAATAGATTTTGTTCCGGAGAATGTTCCACAGGAAACAACAACAAAGGTTGAACCTACTACGAACACAACACCAACAACAAGTGAAGTTGTAGAAAATTATCTAGATATTGATTATAAGACAGCTCCAAAGGGAGGTAAGTATTACAACCAACTACCACCGGAGCTATCAATTAAAAATGATGCAAAAGAAAAGAAACCTATGTTTCCGGTAACGCAAGGTTTTATACCTACCAACAAAGAAAAGAATTTTACTAATATGGATTTAGCATTGGAGAATAATAAAGATGCTATGAGCTCTCCGGTTGCCTGGAACAAATTCCAAAACGAGGCTGTAGGTGGAGAGTATTTACCATATCCTCCAATGAAGGCATTAGAGTATTTTAACAATCCGGACAAGATGGTTGAGAAGATCCGGACAGGTCTAACACCGGATCTTAAAGAAGGTGTAGATAGAGGATATAAGTTTGTTAAAGACATAAAAGGCTTATACGATAGTGGTAAAGCTGATCCCAAAATGACAGCAGATCTTTTTGTTTGGGGAATATTATCAAGAGGACAAGGACCATATCAACAAGAGGGAGCCTTTATTGATATTATAGATAAGGCCGGTCCTCTAATACAGAAAGCAGTAGATGGTAAATTTACTGATGCTGATTTAGTAACCTGGGAAAAAACTATAAGTTCTGCTATACCAATGGGATCTCCAGGCAGACGATCTACAAATAATGTAAATGCTGCCGGTAAAATGTTATTAAGATTATCTAACAAAGTACCAGGAACAAATCTTACAACTATACAATATCTACATAAACTAATGTCAGATCCTAATATTCCGGCTGCCAAAGTAAGAAGAGAGTTTATGAACCTTACTGATAGAGCCGGTATAGATAACAAGGTAGTTAGCTTTACATTATTGGTAGGTGGTAAGGATGATGTCCTGGTGCTAGATCGTATCCAGGGTAGACACTTATGGGATGATGGTAGATTTGATGGTTTTAATATTTATGATGGATATAGAAAAGAAGGCACTAAAATAGATAGTGGTATCGTTGGTGTGCTAAGAGGACCAAGAGGTCTTTTATATACTGAGGCATTAGAGAATGGTCTTAGAGATAAAATTAAAGAGGTGTACACAAAACTTGGTAGGCCGGAGGATGGCACTATAGGTAGATGGCATTGGGAGAATTGGGTTATAGAAGGCGATCAAGTTGTTGATCATAGCACACTAAAATACTTTACAGAGGGATCTACTAAAAATCTTGAAGTAAAAGAAATGAAAAGAACCATAACAGAAGGTGGAGCTACTTATAGGAAAGTTGGAGATGGAGAAACTGTTATAGATTTCCCATTATCTGATGGATCTAAAGCAACCTTTACTCCTACAGGTTTTAAGAATTTCTTAGACATTGTAAGAAAACCAAAAAGTGGTATAATACCTAAAGACTTTATGGTTAGTAAACCTAAAGAGAAAGGGCTATGGTATGAGCAACCAGGAATTGACAGACAAAAACTTGACCAACTCGCAAGAGAACAACAAGACAAGGGAAACATTTCTACAGGCACTACGAGGCCTGGAGAAGGAACAAACACCAATGAACAGCGATCCGGATCCGGAGGAACAGCCGGAGGAGTAAACACTACAACAGAGGGAGGTAGCTAATGTCTATACCAAAGGATCCCTCATTTATTGAAGAAGAAACAATTGATAATTCTGTTATTGCACCAACAGATCCCAAGATAACTCCTTCCAATATTCAAGATAGTTCAGAGCTGCAAGATGATGGTACTGAGTACAGGCCAACAGAGGAACATCCTGGTGGCGAGGTACAACTAGCCTCACTTAATAATTTATATAGAAAAGGATCCAAAGTAGTATCTGATGCTGTTGGTGGTGTTAATGAATTTTTAAGTAAAGAAAGTACAAAAGACACAACAGCTAATGTAAACAAACCAAAAGGCGAAAAGGCCGGACAGATCCAAACAGAAGATTTAGCTGTTAGTGATGAAAGTGGTGCAATATTTATTAGGCCTCTTAAAGCAGAAGAGGTAGAGGATCTAGTTAACTTTGTTGTTAAAGAAGATCCGGATTTTAAAGATATAGATTTAAGTTTACTCAACCTGGGTAACTTTGAAACAGGATATAAAGAAACAGGAGATCTAGATCTAACCTTAAAAAGGTTAATGAAAAAGATCTATGATGAGTATAAGGATGCTACTGTTGATGGTAAGAAGATCAGAGTAGAGCCTAGTAAATTAGTTGGTGTAGAAGAGGTAAATGGTCAAAAGAAATTTATAAGAAAAGGTGGAGTTACCTTTGAGGAAATGCTCAACGAGGCTAACAAAATAAATGCCACACAATCTATAGTAAATATGTTAACCAGGAAACCTGGAGATAGACCATTTAGTTATGCAGAGCTCATAGCAGCTAGAAAGACAGCTCTATCTTTTGAGATCCTTATATATCGTCAAATTAAAAAATATGAGAAAAGTGGATCAATAGTAGATCTTGCCAAGCTACAACAATCAATTGGTCTTTATGCATATGCTACTTTAAATCTTGCCGGTAACACAGCAGATCTAGGTAGAGCTATGGTATCACAAAAGATAGTAGCAGCTCCTAGTAATTCACATATCAATAGTCTTGGTAATGTTGTAGATCAACACGCATCCGGTATTAAACCAGGAGAAGATGTTGTTGCAACTATGATAGGTGGCAAAGGTACATTTAATATTAATGATGCCAATGTTCATAAATACATAGAGGCTAATGGTGGAGAGGCTAATGTAAAATTATTAGTTGATAGATTTTTAAAGCTACCTAGAAACGGAGCCAGGAGTAAGTTTGCCCAGGGATGGTTAAGGGGTAAGCTAGGTATGGGATCTAATGCATTAGTAGAGCTCTATCAAACATCACTATTATCTTCTATAACTACACACTCATTTAACGCAGCCGGTCAAATGGCCTTTATGAGCCTTGTACCATTTGAAAGAATGTTATCCGGAGAGGTTAGGGAAGGTCTTATAATGTATAAGGCTATGGCTAAATACTTTCCCCAGGCTATTAAAGGTATGACCTACGCATTGATTAATGAAAAATCAATGTCTGATAGTGTATCTAAACTAGATGTAAATTCTAGATCCATATCCGGTACAGGATTTGGTTTACAGAAAAAAGGTTTTGCAGATCTTAAATCCGGTGCAGAAACAGGTACTGCCTATGCATTAGATTTCTTTGGTGTAATGATGAGGATGGCCGGATATAGGCCAATGTTAGCTATAGATGAATTTTTCAAGGCTACCTCTAGAGGTATGGAAATGGAGGCCCTGGCATTTAGAAGTAAACGAGATACGATTACTAGTATTATGGATGGATATGATGCAGATCCAAAAAAGTTTAGTTACCAGGATAAGGATGGAAATACAAAAACATTTGCTAATAGAGAAGAGGCAATGGACTATGCAAAAACTGAAGGCCAGGCATCATTTGTTCATACTTTAAATTCAGCAGATACTTATAATGAGGCTAGTGATTTTGCCAGGATGATAACTTTCCAGGATGAATTACCGGAGGCATTTTCACAGATAGGTAAATTTATCAATCATCCTATAGCTAAGATATGGATACCATTTTACAAAACTCCTACGCAGATCGTCAGACGAATTGTAGAAAGATCCGGACCATTTGCTTTTATTATGCCTAGTGTAAGAGATAAAATACTTAATGGAAATCCTAGAGAAAGAAAAGAGGCGATAACAAAAGCTACAGGATTAACAAGTATATTTGCTATTGGTATGGGAATATCAGCCGGTGTAAATAATGATGATGTAACAATAACAGGCTATGGACCTACGGATCCTAAGAAAAGAGAAACCTGGTTACAACATCATAAACCTTATTCTATTGGTGTACAAAAAGAAGATGGATCCTGGGATTGGATTAGCTATGCCAGGTATGATCCTATATCCGGTGTTCTTGGTATGATGGCTGATGCCAAAGATGTTGTTAAGTATATGGATAGTCCGGATGATATATTAGATATAATGATTGGTGGTGCGTTTGCCTCAATGAAATATGTAGGTACAGCTCTACCTATGATGCAATTTTTAGGAGATCTAGGAGATGTTATCCAAGCTCCATATGAAAGTAATGATCAGTTGATAGCAAGAATAGGAGAGCTGCTAACTAAACAGGTAGCCTCTGCCGGTCTTACTGTAACAGAACACATCAAGGCATTTGGTGTTTATACACCACCGGCCATACAAGGTAACATAGAAAGAGTGCAACATCCTCTTGCATCAAACACATTACCAGGAGATCAATACACATCTAATTATATGGTAGGACAAGGTATAGAAAGAGCCTGGTATGGAGCTCTTAACAAACATTGTTCTAGACAGGTTGGTTGTTCATCTACTTTGCCCACATTAAAAAACAGATGGTATGAAGAGATAAAACAAACAGAGGGATCCGGTTGGAATTATTGGTCACCAATCAAGATTATAAATCTACCTGGTAAAACAGAACTCAATAAAGAGTTAGAAGTTATTGGTTATGGTTTTCCTAGATTATCTCACAGAGTTTTAGGTAAAGGTATTTTACTTAACAATGAGCAACTAGATAAATTCTTAGAGCTGTATAACTATCCGGAAAGATCTACTTTTAGTAAGGATGCATTTATTAAAGGAGCTCTACCAGGGGCCGGTGGCATACCTATGCCTATCATCAATAAATTTAATTTACTTATTAAGAGTGATGAGTATTTGACAATGCCGGATCCTACTAATCCTTCTAATAGAATAGCTGCAACAAGAGGCCATAAAGCTAGGATGTTAGATAGTGTGCACTCTGAATATCTTAAATATGCAAAAAAATTATTATTCTATGAATATCCGGAGCTCACAGCAATAGAATTGCAAATAGATACATACAAAGAAAACAATTTAAAAGAACCAACTACAGTAACAAATCCAAATCCGGAGGAGGTTAAAAACGCAAACATCAAAAATATGAATGAATTGTTTGGTGGTAATAACTAATTACCTGTGAATATTGGGGATTGCTGTTAACTGTTGTGGATTAGGTATCTAGGTATGGTATATTTGGAATAACAAAAGGTATAGATATGGCAACATTTAGTGTTAATGACCAGGTTAGAAGAGTTACTGCTGTAGGTAACAACAGCCTATTAGATTTTAATTTTTCATTCCAGGTAAATAATACCTCTGATATTAAGGTATACCTGGGTAGTACACTTAAACAAGAAACTACTGACTATTCTATTGTTACATCTACAGGAGCTGCCGGACTAAACGCAGACGGAACAGGTACTGTTCGTTTTGTTGGAGCTCCATCTAGCAGCGATACAGTAGTTATACTTTCTGATGTTCCTATATCTAGAGCTAGTATTTATTCATCCGGAGGCAATGTAACAGCATCTGCCCTGGAGGGAGATTTTGATACAATCACTATGCAGATTGGAGATCAAGAGGAGAGGATCATTAGATCTATAAAAGCTCCTGTTGATGAACCAAGCTCTAGTGATTTTACTTTACCAAATAAAACTACCAGGTCCGGCAAAGTATTAGGATTTAATTCTTCTACAGGTAATCCGGAGGCAGTTAGTTCATCAATTAATTCAGCATCTGTGTCTGCTACTAATACAGGAGCTGCCGGATCATCAGCATCAGCAACAGCTAATTTTAACACCGGCACAGGTAATGTAGATTTTACATTTACTATTCCCCAGGGATCTCAAGGAGCTGCCGGTAATGATGGTGTATTTTCAGATATAGCATCCCAGGTTGAGGCACAAACAGGCACAAACAATGTTAAAGGTATGACACCTTTAAGAGTATCTCAAGCTATTACTACACAAGTAGGAGCTGCTACAGGATCTAGATTTTTTGGTTTGTATAAGGATAGTGCAACAGGAGTTTTAAAAGTAGATAGCACTACATCCGGAGGATCTGAGGCATTAACGATCTCAGATTATGACGATAACTATTTAATTGCGAGTGGTAATGTAACCTTTGCCATAGATAATAATGGACACTTGCAAGTCACATTACCATAGAAGGAGGACCAGGTGGCAACATTAGACATAGGAAAATTAAAGTTTACATTTAAGGGGGCCTTTGCAACCTCAACAACATACGAGAAAGATGATGTTGTTTCTTTTGGTGGCAGCTCTTGGATATATGTAAATGCAACAAGTAAGACCGGAACCAATGCCGGTAATCCATCTACAACAAATACTACGCATTGGGGCATAATGGCTGAAGGTTCAACTGTACTGACAACAGCCGGAGATGTTTTAACTCACGATGGATCTAGTCAAATCAGATTAGCTAAAGGTAATGCCGGAGAAGTATTAACTGCATCAACATCCGGATTAAGTTTTGCAGCTCAAAGTGGATATGAAGGTTATAAGATCCTGGGATCTAACATACCACCGGTAGCAGATATGGACAGCTCAAGTACATATGCTAGTGATGGCAAGTATCCCTGGTTAGCTAACTATAGCACAGGATATATACCTTATGATGGTATGCCCAATGGAGCCTGTGGTCCTGTTAAAAGGGATAGAACACTACCAACAACATCAGCTCCAATGTTTATGTACATCAATACCAATTATGAAATTGTTCACACCGGATACTCTATTGGAGAAAGTGGATTAGGTGGATCATATAGTGGGGCCGGATACAATAACCATAGTCGTAGAGTTGTTATGTCCATCAATACTGAATTTGGTGGTATGGCAGCAGATGAGCATCCTGTAAGAATTTGGTATATGTATAACACCGGATTGTTTCTTACAAACAAAGGTAACATCTTTGTTAATGGTCAGAACAATGAAGGTGCATTAGGAATAAACTCTACTGTAGACAGACATCAATGGGTTAAAAATCCTTATGTTGGTGTAGGTGCTACCTGGAATAGTTTACAATCTCGCATCATTGGTGTGGCTATGCCTAACATTGGTGGATACCAGGGTATGGGTGGAGCTCAGAGATGGTATCTAATTGATGAGAACAATAGATTGTTTGTTATGGGGGCCGGATTGAATGGAGCTCTTGGATCCGGATCTACATCTAATGTTACTAAACCTCAACTTATATCTACAGTAGGATCTGTTCTTTCTATTTCTGCCGGTTATAGATCTTGTCATTTGATTGATACTAATGGTGCAGTACATAGCACAGGAGCAAATGACGGAGGCAACCAAGGTGGATCTGCTAAAACAACATTCTCTATAATTACCGGTGTACAAAATGTAGTACAAATTTTAAATCAAACTACTTATTACTATAATGGTAATGTCAATGGGCCTGTCTATGCATTGCAATCAGATGGAGATCTATATGGTATAGGCTACAACGGAAATGGACAGCTAGGCGATGGATCAACCACTAACAGATCAGCTTGGACAGACATTGGTGGATCTCTAACCTTTAGTTCTGTAATGGTTACAGGATATGGGGGAACATCATCTGTTCACGCATTTGGTGGTACACCAGGTAATCCAAACAACACCATATATAATGCCGGATACAATGGATACGGAACATTAGGTAGAGGAAATACAACAGGACAAACATCCTGGGATCAGCCTATAACAGATGTATTTGGATCTAATGTTTACAATACTATCAACAGCTCTACTGACGGATCTATATCAACTACTGAGCTGCAATTCCCAAGAACAGCTATAGCTAAGATGTATCCTAAGATGACCTCCGGATATCAAGCTCCGGCTGTTTATATGATAGATACAAATGGTAGGCATTGGTACTTTGGTTATGAGGCAAGAGGTGTATTAAACAATCATACTGCTGCTACTTATACTAGTGCAGTTCCTTATCCTTCGCCCTGGTCACATCAAAATGCTAGTGGCACAGGTCAGTATGTAGGATTAACTGATACTACTGTAGAGGATATGTTCTGTTTTGGTCATCACTACTCCGGATATTATGTATCAATAATTAGAGATAGTGCCGGTAGTTTATGGGCAATGGGATACGATAACAACTATGGTATCTTTAGTAACAATCACGCAAATGGATCTGCCCAATGGGTAAAGCTAACACCAGGTTAAGGAGGAAAGGTATATGGCAAGAACATTATATAAACTGAATATTGATCTGAGAGTGATCAATCATCCTGTAGAAACTACAGGCAGTATCAAGTGGTATACAGATTATGTTGTTATGGAAACAGCAGACAGAACAGTATACCTGGATCTTAATAAAGATCTTAGTCTTACTCTTACTAAAGGAACATCCACACAGAAAACAGAATTGTTAGCTAGAGCTGATATAAAAGAAAAGATGGATGGAGAAAAAACTAAAGCGATCAGAGATAAATATTCTGTAGAGCAAGAATTAAAAATGGCAAGAACACCGGACAGCGACACATCAAAAGCTATGGCTACTGATATAGCAGCTATGGTTAAGGAGGTTGATGATTGGTGGGATGCAGAGTTTAACATTGGCTAGGAGGAACAATGCCACACTTATATGATTTAAATCCACACTTAGCTCCCAAAGATTGGAAGAGTAAAGCAGCTCCAAAGAAGTCCGGCAAGGACAGAGAGCCTGGGGTAGAGCACGAGGAAAGCTCAAATGCCCCAGGCAAAAAGAGAGGTAGACCAAAGAAGGATGACTAAGAAAATGACTAATGCAGAGTTACAAGCAAGGATTGATAAGCACGAGGAGATCTGTGCCATTCGTTGGGCAGAGATATTAGGAAGAGTAAAAAGATTAGAATTAATAATCCTGGGATCTGCCGGTACGATTATCGTTATGTTAGGTAATCTTCTGCTTAAAGGTTTAGGATAACCTGGAGTTATGATTGTTAGAATATATAGCTATATGCAACGGGGCCTACCAAACAATAAAGAAGGCAATTGAAAATGGTAGGGAGCTCAGTTCAGTTGCAAAAAGTATTACTCAGTTTACACACGCAGCAGATGATCTGCGTAAACAAAAAGATAAAAAGAAAAATTCTATATTCAGTAAGTTTACCGGCAAGGATGAAACAGATCTTGATGAGTTCTTTGCCCTGGAAGAAATCAAAGAGAAAGAGGAAGAGCTCAAGAGAATGATGATTTACCTGGGGAGGCCAGGCCTTCATAGTGATTGGGTCCGGTTCCAGGTTGAGGCAAGAAAGAAAAGACAACAGGCAGAAAAGGAAAGAGAGGTAGCAAAAGAAGAGTTTATGAACACACTAACAATATTAGGTGCAGTTGTTGGAGGCTGTACAATATTCGTTATTGTTTTATTAGTAGTTTTTAAAGGGATGAAAATACTCTGATGGCACAGAAGAAATTACAGAAGGGATCCAGGTACGAAAATTTTGATCTCAATCAAGATGGAGAGATCACGGACCAGGAGATCAAATTAGCAAAAGAGATAAAGGAGTATGAAGATAAAGCCAGGAAACTATTAGCTCAAAGAAGAATGGCTACATACACATTAATATTTATGGGATTATACGCAACGATATTACTAACACCAATAATAGATCTTGAGAGATTGAAGGAGCTCAGTTCTGTCAGCGATCTTCTATTCATTAGTGGATCTTCCATTGTAGGTTTCTATATGGGGAGCTCTGCTTATATGAGTAGGAACGGAAAGTAAGGGGGATATATGCTACCGGTTATTACATCAGCTCTTGGGATAGGGGAAAAACTCCTGGACAAATTTGTTGAGGATAAAGATCTCAAGCGAAAACTAAATCACGAATTAAAAAAAGAAATGATTGCCCTGGACAAAGGACAGATCCAGGTAAACCTTGAACAGGCAAAGCATCCTTCCTTATTTGTAGCCGGTGCAAGGCCCTCTATAATGTGGATCTGTGCTCTTGGTCTAGGGTGGTCCTTCTTCCTACAACCATTGTTACATTGGATCCTTCTTCTTACAGGATCAGATGTTCCTATGCCGGATATAAACACAGAAGGATTGATAAGTTTAACTATGGCATTACTTGGATTGTCCGGAATGAGATCCTGGGAGAAGAGTAAAGGTGTAGCCAGGGAGAATATGAAGAAGTGACTAGGAGATTTAAACCTGTACCAAAAGTACCAGGTACGAAAGTGCCAAAGAAATATGTAGCCGGATCCAAGAATAAAAGGTTGAGAATGTCAGAGCTCGTGGCAACAGCTAAGAAATATAAGGAGGGAACATTAACAAAGGCAGAGATGGATAGGATCTCAAAAGCCAGGGGAAAGGATAAAGCATAATGGCAGCACCGGAAAAATATAGAAAGATGTTTGGCAAAGAGAAGGCAGACAAGATAATGAAACGAGGGATGGGTGCATTTTTTTCCGGAGGCAGTAGGCCTGGACAAACAGCTTACAGTTGGGGAGTGGCAAGATTAAAAGCTCACGCAAAAGGTAAGGCAACAGTTAGAAAAGCTGATGCAGATTTAGTTAAAACAAAAAAGAAAGGATAAGTTATGGCTGAAGAAATGATGAAGGATCCTAGTCCTCCACCAAAGAAACCTAAAAAGACTACAATACCTAAAGGTACAACAGGAGAAGAACTAGCCAGGCAGATCTCCAAAGATCTAGCCAAGGCCGGAACAGGTAAAGGCCTGGAGGCTGATGTTATTGGATCCATAGTTGGTAAGTCCATTAGTAAAGTTATTGTTAAAAAGAATAGGGTAGGTAAATCCTCAAGAGGTATTGTTAGATACAAGCCGGACAAAGGAACACAACCGGCTAGTGATAGACCATTGATGTCATCAGTAGGATCTCAACCGGATACTACACCAGGACAAACAGATCTATCCGGAACAAAGAAAGAGAAGAGTAAGTCAGCGACAGGTAATTAAATGGCTAGGGATATTGATAAGATCATTATCCATTGTTCAGCTACACCGGAAGGTAGAGATGTTAAAACATCTGAGATCAAGAGGTGGCATACAGAGGACAATGGATGGAGGGATATTGGATATCACTTTGTAATAGAGCTAGATGGATCTATCCATAAAGGTAGAGCTGTTGGTACAAGTGGAGCTCACACAGTTGGAGAGAACCACAACATAGGGATCTGTTATGTAGGTGGTATGGATAAGGATATGCAATCATCAAAAGATACCAGGACAGATGCACAACGCATTGCCCTGGAAGATCTTATTGAGGATATCAGAGAAGAGTATCCTAACATTATGGTCTATGGTCATAGAGATTTTGCAAAGAAAGATTGTCCATCCTTTGATGCAAGATCAGAATACAATGAACCAATAGTAGCTCCGGTCTAAACAAACTCTAGGGCCCTGGCATTGCCTGGTGTTTTATGTAACCATCCTTTCTCCACCAGGACATTGACTATCCTATGTATACTAGCCGGAGATCTTCTGTGAGGTATTACTTGTTCTCCATCTAACTTACCTATAGATATCTCTTTCTGTGTAGGAAAATAACCATACTCAGAATAGTAAGATCTGATAAACATAAATACCTGGTGCTGCTGTGGTGTAAGGCCTTGCTTAGACATCCGGCTCTCCTCTACTATCCATCTCATCAGCCATAGCATTGAGGCTCTCCTGTGTGTGCACATCCTCTTCTTCTATGTACTCATAAAACTTATGGATCTTATCTGTCATTTCTTTTTTTAGATCTTGATCCTGTAAGTTTGCAAGAACATTGCTATTTGCTTTTATAAATGTGTCTACTTTTTCCTTCTTTGTTTCATAGGTCCAACGAGATACCTGTGTTACACTAATTAGGATTTGAGCAAACTCATCACACCAGGAGTGTTCACTATCAAAGGTTTTGCTTTCCTTTCCTGGTATGAATAATTGCTGTGTGAGTTTCTCTGAGGATTGGTCCTCAAGAACAGGAGCCTCAAGTTTGTTAGCCAATGCATCTAGATCCTCTGCATCACTAGGTGTTACAGCTACTTTAATATTTCCTCCCTGTGCCTCTTGGGGATAATCTCTTAGTTCCTCATATGTGATTATCCCCTTGATGGCATCCGGAAATGCATCACGAATTGCAAAGCCTCTTGCTCTATGCTTTAACATTACTTGAGGATACTGCTGCCAGGGTCCAGGTTTATTCCATAGCTTACCTGTAACTGCATCCTGTTTACTGAAAGTCCTGGTAGTTACTTCTATCTCTCCGGCTACATCTCTCTTGATAGTACAGGTAGCTACATTATCTTCTACCTTTTCTTCACATCCTCTGAAGGCCGGATGAGATTTAACCAGGCCTAGCAATTCATCTCCATAGATAGATGCCTTACCATTTATGATAGCGATAGATTGCAGAGCTCTCATTGGTGTGAGGCCTAGCTCCATTCCCCATTGGATAGCTACCAATATGTTATTAGGTTTACCTCTGTATTGTTGAGGCACGAGCTCTGCCTTGGATAGTTTATCTGCTAACTGCATATAAGTATCCAAGGATTGAGCTGATGTTGTGATCAATTTATTATTCATCTCTTATCTCCTTTACTGTAAATGAATGTTGTTCCCTCATCACTCCGGTAGGTTTCTTTTCAATAGTATATTTTTCTACCTCAGAGTAATGAGATTTTATTTGGTATTGTCCTGGTACTGTAAGGACATCCAGGTCCAAGCTATCAAGAACATCTGATAGATCTTCCTTTAACTTGTCCTTAGTTTTCTTCCACTTCCTCTCCTCAACAGAGGCTACCAGGTAATCCTCTGTGAGCTGCACTACATCTTGATTAGTTTTCTTTAGTATAGTTTCATCCAAGGTTTTAGATCTGAGGCCCTGGTGCTCCTGTTTAATGATAGGTGGATATGGATCCTCCTCATCTATCCTTTTCCAAAAGTCCTCTGCCTTATCCATTATCAACTTGCACATCTTCTCATTGATGGTGCATTGATAGATGTTTAACTTGCCGGTCTGATCCTTACACACAATGATCCCACATTGAGTACCGGTGCAGATCATCTGATGCTGTACCTGGATCTGCCATTCCGGTTTACACTTGCCGGTGTGGTAGTAGTCTGTCTTGATCTCCAGGATATTTTTTCCTTTCTTTAGATGGAAAGTAAATCCGGCAACAGACAATGTAACATCCCCACTACATACCAGGATCCTATCTACACTAGCACCTAGTCCATACTTAGCCAGGTCCGGATTATAATCCTGTGGCCTGGATGCATCCTGTGGATCCAACATCTCAATGACGATAGGAGTATCCTTGATCTCCTCACACAGCAGATAATAAAACCAATCAGCTACAGATCTTTCCAGGAATAATCCTCTGATCATAGCATTGGTCATTCTTCTTTCAGACATAACCTCTACATTCTTAACTGCCATAAGATGTGCATCATAAACTTTATGACAGCTACTAAATGCTGTTTCTCCAAGGACAATATCAGAGATCTCAGATGAGCTGAGATCCTGTCCTAGTATTGTATGCTTACTTGTTATCATTTATATTCCTCCTCCTGGGATCATCCCATAATATGCTGCACACTTATCACTAATTGCACACATCATTACTGCAAATAAATAAATGGCTGCGAACAATCCTAGCATCGCAACCATTTCAACTATCCCTATTAGGATATCTTTTATAGTCCATTTCATTATGCTGCCCTCCTTAATATGTTGGAAACAGAAGAGGCATACCACTCAGTATCTCTCCTGGTTTTAATCTGTCTTTCATTTAACTCTTCAGCTATTGCCTTCAGAGATAATCCCTGGTCCTTCAATGATTGGATTAAAGGTAATACATTAGCTGCAAACTTATCTGCGTTAGCCTGGATCTGAGCATTGCCTACAGCACTTGCCTTCTTATTGGATGTTCCACCAAGGCTAGTAATTACATTGCCTTCCTTGGTCTTGTATGATCCATTAAGAGCTATCTCTTCTTTGATCCTGGACATAGCTACCTTTGTTCTCTCAGAGATAACCTTTCTCTCCATTGAATTTATCCAGGCAATACCACCTACCATCTTGTCATCAAGCTGTGGCATATCTACTACAGATACCTGGATCTTTTTATTAGCTACATTCTGTTCCCAAAAGGTAGCAATCTCAGATGTTCTTCCCAACCTGGACAATGAGTAAACTACCAATGGTATTTTATTTTTCCTGGAAGATCTGATTGCATCCAGGAGTACAGGTCTTTTCTCCCAGGACAATCCACCGGATACATCATCCTCAACAAACCAAGTAAATTCTGTGTCCGGATGAGCTCTTGTGATAGCAAACTTTTGATTGTCGCTATCCTGTTTATCAGTTGATACTCTGATTAGTGCATTAGCTTTATTCATATTATGTTTCTCCTTTGTATATAATATATTCTTATCTTGTTCATATTACAAGTATTTAATCCATCTATTTTTAGGACAAGGTGTGCTCTTAGTATTTACCTTATGTCCATTCTTGGATCTCCACTTGTAAACTCTAGGCTGAGTGTGTTCTACCTGGAAACCTGTTGCCTTCAAATAGGATCCACACTCATCTGTCCTGGTGTAAGTAATTATCTTTTTATATCCCATAGCTTTAGCTCTCTTGCAGATCTCAGCTACTAGCATTGATGGGATAGGGGAGCTGTGGTTACTGTTCTTTGTATGGAGCTGCACATCAAACTCATCAGCATCAGCCTCATTTACAAAACAGATCCTGGTTATCTCTAATGTTTCTCCATCATCAAGGAACCTGGACACAGGCCTACCTACAATGGCTACACCATTTAAAATTTTCTGAGGTTTGATCTCTATCTCCAGGTTACCTTCAGATCCGGAGTAGATGTATCTGTCATTCTCAATATCATAAAATACATTATGCATACCTGGTTCCTGGATCATACTCTCCAGGTCAATATCATTATCCAGGATATCTTTGATAGCGAAACAGGATCTAAGATCTTCAGCTCCACCAAAATCAAACTCATCTAACTCCCTGTTCCGGAAGGCAGCCAGGGTAAACTTATGGCCCTGTGGTTTGATGTTATGTTTATGATACAGATCTACCAGGGCCTGGGCCCTGGCAAATTTGTATTCAGTTAT